AGATTTCACGGTCGATTTCAGCCGCAACTTGCTCAGATAATAAAGCTGTTAATTCAGCTTCAGCATCGATGTTGTGGAACGCCGCAACGTCTTGAGCCATTTCAGGAGACCATTGTGCTCTTAATTTTCTTTCTGTTACAGAAACAGTTACTGACATAAGGTCAAAAGAAACTTCACCCATTCTGTCTTCGAATTCCAAGTTTTTGTAAATTCTGTAAGTAGCTGTAAACGCGTTGTTATAAGCTGTTGAAGATGAGAATGTTGAACCTGTGTAACCGTCCATAGAACCACCACAAGTGATACATACAGGAACCTGTAAGTCAACTTCTAAGTAGATTTTACCTTCAGCATCACACAAGTTGTCATATTGACCACCATCAGTTTTACTGTTAGGGAATACTAACGTAGCGTTGTTGTTTCCGTATTGTACGATACCTTTACCATATCTTTGAGTTACAACTCTGAATAAGTAAGGGTTAGTTGCGTTAGCCGCAGTAGTTGTGTTACCAGTAACACCGTAAACAGTCAAATCAGATAAGAAAGCTTCGTTATCCATAGGTTGACCATCAGGACCAATCAATTTACCTGCTCCGTCAGATGCGAAACCTGTCAATACGATTAATACTTTTCTGTAATCACTTAAAGCGTAAGCAGACTCTACTAATGAATCACCAGACCACGCAACAGTTTGTGCTTGTGCGGTGATTGCAGAGTATTGACCTTTAGAGTAATCGAACAATCCTGGAGGGTCCAAAGCTGGTTCGTTACCTTCGTAGAATCTATCGTAAAGGTCTTTAGTGTTGTTGTAGTCGTAACCACTGTTTGGTGTTTGAGTATCCGACGCATTTGGCGAACCATAAGGTGCGTAGTGAATACCAGTACCATTAAGTCCTCCGTTTTCGTAAGACTGAATGTTAGGTACAAAGTAGAACAATTTACCGATAGGTAAGTTCATAGCTTGTACAGAAACGATGTCGTTTGCTAATAATTTAGAGAAAACACGTCTAACGATTGGGAAAACCACTGTTTCAAATGCACCTGTGTCAGATGTAGATGATGCTTCGTTGATTAAATACGATGCTTGGTTTTCGTACAATTGTGCTACGTTTTCCTTCATGTGACCTTTAAGACCCTCTAAGAATCCTAATTTGTCCCATTTGTTGATTGTATCTTCTTTGATAACTTTAAGGTGCTTAAGACCGATGTTACCAACAAGACCTGATTCTAATAATGCTCCCATTTTAGTATTTGTTTTGTTTTTAGTTTATTTTTTATTTATTTTATTTTTAACCAATTTTACCCATTAAATCCTTCATTCTTAAGAATTGTGGATTCTCATAAGTTTTTGATTCAATCAATGTTGTTGATGAACCTGTAGTGACAGTCTTGTTTAATTTTTGACCTACTGATTCATTAATTGATTTTGTATCTACCTGAGATAATTCGTCTTTGATTGACTTATAAAGATTTTTAGATTCTTTTAAAGTTTCAACATCGTCAAATCTTCTTAGGATATTCAATTTTTCTTTTTTAGTAGTTGAGTGTTCTGTGAACAATCTTGTAGCGTATGCCAAGTTTGAATTAAAGATTGCAACTTCGTTAAGTTTTTCTCTAAATACATTCAAAGCCTTTCTGTACTCTTCATTCTTTTCTCTCAACGTTCTAACTTCTTCTTGAGTAGATTCTACTTTAAGACCATTACCACTATAGTTATAGTTTCTATTGTTTGTAATACCCTTTCTTAAACCTCTACCTTCTTTGGAACCCATTCCGTATGTTCTAGCAGCTTCTTTAGTTTCTTCTTTTTCAAAAGCTTTTCTTTTCAAAGTGTCACCTTTTTTAGTAGTGTAATCTTCTTTACCTTTCATGGTCTTAGATTTATCACCCTTGTTCATTCCGTAATCACCTTCTTTAGTTTCTGCTTTAACAACTTTGGATTTACCTTCCATATTTTCACCTTTCTTGTAATCGAATTTTGCTTTACCAGTACCTACTGATTTAGGACCTTGTTTTTTCTTTTCATTGAATCCACCTTTAGCTTTATCTTTGTAAGAAAATTTAGGACCTGAGCCAATTCCAACACCTTTAGGTTTATAAGTTTCATTTGTTAAATCGTCCTCGTATTCTTCCATCATTTCAGAATCATCTTCCATCATTTCAGAATCATCTTCCATCATTTCAAAATCGTCTTCCATCATTTCAGAATCGTCTTCCATCATTTCGTCTTCTTCGTCTAATGTAATTTCATAAACAACCTCATCTTCCATATCAATGTCAGATGAATCAACATCTTCCATATCACCTGAGAAAATTGCGTTAATTACATCATCGACAGACTCGTCTGTTTCTTCGTAACTCATTCCTTTGTCTTGCATTAATTCGTCTTCTTCAGACTCACCAAGCTTAACAAGATATTCTACGTCAGCGTCTTCATCACTTAAGTGAACATTTTCGCCATCTTTCTTTACAATGATACCGTCATCTTCACCCATAGCTTTGAACACCTTAAGAATTTCTTCGTCAGAAGCTCCAGTTAAATCTATTGGACTTTCTTCTGAATCCATGTCCATATCCATGTCCATTTCCATATCGTCATCATCTGAACCCATTTCCATATCCATGTCCATTTCCATTTCATCGTTATCAACATCCGCATCAACGTCTGTATCTAATTCAATCTCATCCTCAGCTTCTTGCTCAGATAAAGATTCCTTTACTAATTGATTGATTTCCTCCTTCATTGTAGAAGCAAGTATTCCTTTTGCATTTTCGGCTATGACATCTTCAACTTGTTTCATTTGAATAAGAGCCTCTTGAACTAAAGTTTTATTTTCTTTCATGAAAATCTATTATTTTTACAATATAAATATTACCAAAAGACAAAAAATATCGTTTTCGGTAGTTTTATTATTTTTTTATTTATAACTAATAAATATTTCAGAGCATAAAAAAAGTGGTCTTAACGGACCACTTTTATTTAATTTGTTGAATTAGGTTATTCGATTACCTCATCAATCTTACTTTCAGATACTGCTGTAATTCTCCAATCATTAGTAAAACCTTGATATTTTTCCGTAACTTTAGCTTCCACATCTGTCACTGAAAAACCTTTAACTAATTTTTCTTCTCTGATTTTCTTAATCTTACCTGTATTCTCATCTGGTAAGTCATACTGAATTTTTGCTACAAAATATTTTTCGTCCATAATTTATTATTTTCCCAAATAATCGGTTAATTTTCTCATTAAGTCAACACCTTTAGCTTGAAATTCAGAATTTTCAGGAGATTTGTATTTCTTTTCTTCCTCTAAGTTCTCCTCATACTTTTCTCTGTCATTTGGATTAGTGAACAAGTAAGCTCCTGGTGTTGATGGAGACGATACTAAGTCAAAACAGATTAATTCGAAATCATCCTGTACTTCATTTCTTTCGCCAACTTTCTTTAAGGACCCTACCCCTCTTGAAGAAACTCCCATAGTAACACCTTGTCTCATTAAGTTAGCTGCTTGGTCTCCTTTAGTAGAAACAATACCTCTTTCATGAAATCCTGGTGATGTTAACAATTTAAGTTTACCCATCAAAATATTTTTATCCCACCATATGTCTGTGATAATATGAGATACTCTATCCAAGTCAATTAAAGATGATTCAGGGTGATTGAGTTCTGAAGTAGACAAACCTTTAGCAATTGCCTTTTTATAGTTATCAGCTTCTCTCTTTAATATTCTCTCAGGATAAAATCTTCCATTTCTATTTGGTGTATCGTATTTCTGTAATACCGCATAAAATTCAAAAGGATTTCTATAATCTAATTCTTTCGCTTCTCTTAACATCTCGGCATTACGAACATCTTTTGGTGATATCCAACCTGCATCGGTTTCAACCAATATTCCATGACCTACTTCACTTGCTTCTAAAATTCTTAATTGTTTCATGAATTCTTTTTAAGATAAATATACAGTATAAGTATCTTTTTGATATTAATCGTTTTTAGATGGTGAAAATTCGAAGTATTTGTTCTGAATTACGTTTTCCTTGAATATGTTTTTAATGATTTGTTTGACTGAGTTTTTTATTTCTATGGACTTGAAATCCATCTCTTGATTTGTGTATAAGTTAACCTCTAAATTTAAGAATGACTTTTTTCCGTGTGAGATACCACTTGTCCTGAGGTCCAAATCAACTATACTTTGTTCTTTGAATAATTCTGTGTTTATGGAGTTGTATACCGAATGTTTGATATCTCTACTTAAATTACAAACAACTCTATTCCAATTATCGTGTTCAAATTTTGGTGTTACCCATGATTGTATGTTTATGTATAGTGATTTCAAATTTTTTGAATCTACGGTTCCGTATACAGATTTAATTGGATTGTATAGATTTAACTTTACACTTTTTCCCTTTTTCATTAAGTTTCATATTGTCAATGTTTATTTGTTTGTTAAAAAATAACAAATTTTATGGGAATTGTCAAAAACTTTCAGAAATATTAAGATATTTGTATTATATGTTAAAAGTAGATGTAAAAAAAGAAGGAATTGAAAAAGCGTTGAAAACGTTAAAGTCAAAAGTGATTAAAACTAAGCAAAATCAAATGTTGTTTGGTAAAAAAGAATTTGTAAAACCGTCGGTGGTTAAGAGACAACAGAAGTTAAAAGCTTCTTATGTTCAGAAAATGAAATCTAAATTAGATTGATTCTTCTAAATTCTTTAACTTAAGGAAATTTAACTGGTCAAACTTCTCAACCTTTAAACGGTCGATTGTTTCGGACAATTTTGTTTTAACCTCAAATTCTTGCTCACTTTCTAAAAGTGTTGAAAGTTTTTCGATTGCACTTGAACGCAAATCTTCAAACTTAGTTTTAAGTGAAGATGTGTCTTCAGACATTAACTGAATAAATTCTTTTTTAGCCCCTTCATCAAGATTGTCAAGATAACTATTCAAAGTTTGGTTTGCAATTGAAACCATAGATTTTAAAGGAATATTAATTGTTTCTTTAACTGTTTCTTTTTTACTTGAGGTTAGAACTTGAATCAAATTTTTTCTTGATTTTAATCTTTCCATTAAATCCAATTTATTACTATAAACAAGTGAATCAACATCAGAGTAGTTGTTCTCCACATTCTCACTCATAGTTTTTGGAGTTTTAATAGTTGGTAATAATTTTTGAATTAAATTAATACCTTCATCAAGAAAGTCCTTGGCGTCGTTTTCTGTTAGTCCTTGCGGAGAACTTAGTTGGTCGTATAAAGAATAAAGTTTTGACATATTTTTATTACTCAAAACATTATGTTTGAATTCTTTTAACGATTTTTTAAACTCCTGTTCATTTCTGTAGGACTCTAATAAATTATTTTCAATTATGGATTTGATTTGTCCGAAAGTCATTTTGTTTGTTTTCAATATAAATATTACGAATTTAACAACTTATCTAATTCTTTTGAAATTTCTCCTAAAGAATCTTGACCTTGGTCTAAATTAAAAAATCTACTTTGTTCTGCAAAACCACTTTCTAATAAGATATTCATTTTCTCTTTTTTAGATTCAGGAGTTACTTCAGCCTCACCCCCTGCTGGTGGAGCTTCTGCTGGTGGTGCTTCTACCCCTGCAGGTTCTGCAGTTTCAAAACCTCCACCTCCAAATGATGGTGTTGCTCCCGCATCTTCACCTCCAGTTGTTGCTGCGGCAGTCGCAGTACCTCCTGTAGCACTACCGTATAACTTGTCAATATTATCAAACAAACCTGTCTTGGTAATAACTGTAGGTGTTGCTTTAAGTTCTTCACCGACAGCTCTTTCAATTCTTTGTTGTTGTAAATCCAATCTGATTTCTTCATCAGACCAACCAAAGATATGTTTCTTAGCCCATGTAGATGATGTAGGTTGAATACCGTTTCCTGGGTCCGCCACTAAATCTTTATACAATAATACCTTTTCTTTCCATACGTCGATTTTTAATAAATCTGCTTGTGTGGAAGGGTTAGTAAGACCTAATGTAAAGTTTTGTAATTCGTCTTCAAATCCTAATAGGAATAAGTGAACGATTGCTATTTTGTTTAACTCAGCAATCATACTTTTTTGAATTCTGTTGATTGTACGAGCAAAACGGATATCTTGTAATGATAAGTTTTTACCATCACCAACAACTTCTTCAAATCCTAAGAATGCTTTAGGAACACGAAGTGCTGTTAATAATTTCTTTTGGATATATTCAATATCAGCAATCTCTGATAAGTTTGTTGCTCCAGGTAATGTTGTAATTGGGTCTGGAGCTGCAGGGTCACGAACAGGGATAAAGTAATCTTGGTCAACCGCCATTTGGTTGAATCTCATATCCACGTTTCCTGTTTTTGAATCCACAACTTGTTCTCGTTTGAACTTGTTGGCAACACGGTTTACGTACGCTTCAACGTCATCATCATTCATGTTACCCACGAATACTTTAAACATTCTTCTTTCAGGCGCTCTTGATGTACGATAAATTAACATCGCATCTTCTGATAACAATAACTGTTTCCAAATACGTCTTGCTTTTTCCAACATAGATGTACCATAAGGAAGTTTTCTGTCATCACCCAATAATCTAAAGTGAGCAATTTCCCACGATTGGAATTCCATGTTTCTGTTCTTCCAAGTAAAGTGAAGGGCTTTTTTGTTCTCGTCTTTTTCCTGTGTAATATCAACAGTAATTTTTGCGGTTACACCAACCTCATGACGTTCAATTTCAATTGTAGGTAATTGTTGGCAACCAATAATCCCTTTTTCAGGGTCCAATTTTAAGTAGACAAAGTTATCACCATACTTACAAGTGTTTCTTGTCCACATAGGTAAGTTGGTGTTAATGTCTAAGTTATTGTTAAATAAATCGGCTAATACAGATTTAATTCTTTTTGATTCAGAATAGATTTGTAAGATAAAACCATCTTCATTTGTTGTTGTAGATTCTTCAGAATAGATATCCAGCGCGGCTGAAATCTCAGGTGTATACTCCATTGACTCGTAGTCATATTGTGCAGACAATCTTGATGGTTCATAATAAATTGCTTGGGAGTATAAGTTGTTTTCAACTTTAGCCCATTGATTCGTTAAATAATAAGTTTGTTGAGCTTGAAGTTTTTCCCTTTCATAATCATCACGATTTGGGGTACGTAGAAGTTCTTTTTTATCAAACTTAAAAGTCGGATAATCCTGCTTCAATAATGAATTTGGCCCGAATGTTTGGGATAACCTCTGCCATACCGTTAGATTTTGTTCGCTCATATTACAATCTTACTAATTACTTTGATAATATAAATACTTATCTGGCACCAAATAACCACCCATATTTTTGATAATCAGCTTTAGTTGCCTCACCATGATTACCCAAACCATTACCTCTACCCATCTGTGGAACCATAGGGTTAAAGAATTCAGATGCGTTTTTATTTTCATTAACGGTTGTGGCCCATGAATTAATCATTGCCTTGGTATGATTGGTGACTTTTTCTAAAGATTGAAATGATTTTTCCGCAACATATAGTGCCATGGAAACTCCCATAATACAGTCATCGTGATGACCTTTTTGGTGGTCAGGTCTTCCATTAATATAAATGAAAGTATTCATTTCATTATATAATCTACTCGAATATACTTTAAATCCATGTCTAACATTTTCTTCAAACGCAGCAATAATCTGAACTCTTTTTGAGTTAAAGTTAATACCTGGTATCTTATCGTTAATTTTTGGGTCCCATTTCCACTTATTACTTGTATCGACATTATCAACATATAACCCACCTTGATAACTCAACTCTTGTAATTTTCTTGCAGTAGAAATACCCATACCTCCCGTGATATCAATTACACAGTAAGCGTTATACATAGTTCCCCATTTATATGCGATTTCCGCCAATACATCAGGTGGAACTTTGGCAACATATTCCAATACTTGCTCTCTTGTATCAAAATCAATGATTTGGATACTTGAGAAGTCTTCAGAGTCTCCTCTTGATACATCGACACCCATTACGTACTTATGTCCGTTTACAGGTTCTTTAAATATCCATAGTGAACCTCCCATCAACTTAGCTTGGGGCTCACGTAACATATTTTTGGATATTTCTTGCATCAATTCAGATTCGAATACGTTATCACCCGAACCTAAAAAGTCACATTCCAACTCCTGAGCCACCTTACGTCTATCAAACTTCAACTTCTTAACCATACTCTCAAACCAAGCAGAACATGGTTTGTATCCTTGTTCGATATAGTCAGTTACTATTGAATGGTCTCTTTCGTATGGA